AAGAGAGGATTAAAGGAAGCTAATGAGAAGTGTTTTGGTTCCGCAGACTTCGATAAAGGAATTATTTCTTTGGAGAAGGATATGGATCATGAGACAGCCAGGGAAACTCTGGTTCATGAGCTTACCCACATTGTCCTTGAGCTTTGTGGTTTGGGGGGCCATGAGGAAACAGGTATTGTCCCAACTCATACTAATGAGGAGATGACTACCTTAATTTCTAGAGGTTGGCTTATGCTAATAAACCTTAACCAGAAACTATTTGAGATTATAAATGAGCAGACTAAAAGTGTATGATGTATTTCAAAAAGGCCCAGTAAAACCGAGACGTATCTCTCTTATCCGCTTTGGGCAGTATGTATTTGCTACAATCCCCCCAAACGACTTCGTTCGTCAAACCAAAACCCAAAAATTCTATTTAATTAATGAGCCTTTTGGGCTTTGTCTCTCCAACCAAAACAACCCCCGCAAGACTTCCTTTAAGGGTATTCCTGGCGATTATATAGCGGCAGACCTTGATGGAAACCTAACTCTAGTAACCGCAAAGGATTACGCTAGAAAGTTTCCTAAAGCTCGCGATTCTAATATAGTTACACCATTGACCTCTGACGATTTTTTGAGAGAAAACAATCCGATTAGTGTTGAGACTTCTACCTCGATAGACTCTAATAGTGCTGAAGTAAATACTCCAACCAGATACTAACTATGAACGATCTATCAGAACTCCTTTCTAATTTTAGTTGGGACAACTACAAGCAAATCTCCGAAGCCATTTCTGAAATCAATCAAAATGAAATGGAAAGAGAGATGGCACACCAACCTTCCATGTACTCTTACTATCATGGACTGATGGCGTCAGCAAAGCATGAACATAATGATTTGCAGACTGATGTGAATGCCTTAACCGCCAAGCTGCGGGCAGGGCACAAGAACGCATCTTCCGTTAAGCTTACAGCAAAAGACCTGGATGATCTGGTCATGAGCGATGAAGCTTATATCACAGCGAGCAAGGATCTGAACGAAGCTTCGTTCAGGTACGAGGTTCTCAAGGGTTTGTGTCGGGCTCTTGAGCACAAGAAAGACATGATTGTACAAATGTCAAGCAACCGACGCGCAGAAACTAAACTTTATAACTGAGGAAACTACAATGGCTATTGACCTAGAAGCACTACGGCGTAAACACGAACAACTTAACAGTGGAGGCACTACCTCCAACAACTCGGACTTCCTTAACAAGTTCTACCAAATCCCTGAGGGCAGCAATGCTGTTCGTATCCTTCCTGGCAAGGATGAGAACCATGAGTTCTATGCGGAGACTAAGATTCACCGCGTGACTGGCCCTGATGGGAACACTAAGAATCATCACTGCCGTAAGGTGCATGGCGAGGCTTGCCCTCTCTGCGACCTGTACTACGGTTTGTGGAAGACGGGTAAGAAGGAAGACGAGGATCTTGCGCGGCTGATCAAGCCTCGCGCTCGTTACTATATGAACATTCTTGACCGCAACTCTGGGGATATTAAGATCCTCTCTGTTGGTGTCATCCTGTTCAAGAAGATTATTGCAGCCATGCTTGATGAGGACTTCGGTGACATCACTGACCTCGACAACGGGCACGACTTCAAGATCATCAAGGAGATGGAGGGACAGTGGCCCAAGTACGATCAGTCGGCTCCCCGCCCGAAGTCTTCTCCTGCTGGCTCTAAAGCTGAGGTTGCCTCTGCTATGGAAAGCCTTCATGACATCCACTCCCTCGTTAAGCTAGAGGACTACGAGGAGTATAAGAAAGTGGTGGCGGCTCTTACGGGGCTTCCCGAACTTAGTAACCCCAACGGTCCCGATGAAGATGTTTCGGACGGGGATTATCTCTCTAAACTTCAAAGCTGATTATGAAAAACCTTATTCTAACTTTTGTAGCGAGCCTAGTTATCTTGACAGGCTTTAGCTCTTGTAAAATGCTCAGTGACCTCTTCGGAGAAGACACTGTTGTAACAACTCCATCACAACTCGTAGAGGGCGCTGAGATGGAGCCTGTCCCGCTTGAGACTCTACCCGCAAGTGTTGTGGGCGAGCTTCCTGAGGGCACCCAGCTTGTTCTGGCGGATCGCGACGACCTGATTGAGGAGGGTGCCTACGTCCCTTTCTCTCCTGGTGAGGGAGACGTTCCAGGTATTCTAGACGCACTGTTTGGTATTGGTGCTACTTTCATTCCAGGTTTAGCTGCTTGGGAAGGTGTACTGACTCTAATTAGTCGTAGGAAGCGTAAGAATTATGCTAAGGCAATTAAAGCTATGGTTCCTACTGACAGTAACGTCGATATTGCTGGAACCATTCACGGGTTAGCTGCCGCTATCGGGGTTGCACACACTTCAGAGGCTAGTGAGCTTGCTGTTCTAGAAGAGGAAGAACTGGTCTAATCCTTCGATTTCCATTTAGGATTTGACTATAATAAGGAGAGCACCGCGTCGGTGCTCTCCTTTTTTATTATGACTGAAGAAAAGAAATTAAAAATCCTTTGTGTTCCTGCTAATGAAGGTGGGTGCTCCTATTATAGAATTATTTGTCCTATGAAAAAGCTTGAAGAGCTTTACGGGGATAAGGTAGAGATCAAGTGGGACAAGAATCCACTGGGCATAGACGAAAAGACGGGTAAGTGGCAGGAGAACTGGCAGTTTGAGACTATGAAGTGGGCTGACATTGTGTTCACTCAAAACCTCTCTAACTTTGGCGGACCCTACACAGCCCGGATTGTTGGGAAGGCTAAAGAGTTTGGTTGCTTTGTTCATTACGACACTGACGACCTTTTGACCAACATTTACGAGGGTCACAGGCTTTATGATATTTATAAAGAGAAGGGTTTAGAAGAGATTGCTTCTTTCATTTACAATAACGCCGATCTAGTCACAGTTACTCAGAATAAGTTCGCCCAGAGAGTTGTACCTCATATGGGTGGGGGCGCTTTAGCTGTTGTAAAGAACACCATTGACTACAACTTGCCTTGTTGGAACATGCCTAAGACCAAGGTAAAGAAGAAGAAGAATTACGTTCGTTTCGGCTGGGTTGGAGGTATCCACCATGAGCAGGATCTAAGATACTTCTCTGGAGTTCCTCACTTAGTAAACCAGAGAGTTGGGCGCGAGAATTGCCAGTGGGATTTTTATGGGCACCCGCCCCCCGGAAACACCGATTGGCAAACAGACGTTTGGAAAAAGTACCAGTCTATTATTCTGAGAGGTTTCAAGGGAGGTAAGAACTGGAATATTCATCATGCTTTACAACCTGATCGCTACGGTCAATTCTATTCTAACATGGATGTAGCCTTAGCTCCGCTAGAGATGAACGACTTCAACGACAGTAAGTCTGAAATTAAGGTGGCTGAGTGTGGTAGATATAAGATACCTCTGGTAGCTAGTAACGTAGGTTGCTATGATGAGTGGATCAAAGACGGGGAGACGGGATTCCTTATTGATCCTAAGAAGGGCATTTCGGAGTGGGTTAGGATTCTAACTCTTTGTGTCAAGAAGCCGGATCTAGTCAAGAGAATGGGAGAGAATCTTCACCAGCTTACAGAAGAGAACTTTAACATGAACAAGATGGTTAAAGATCGTATATCCCTTTATGAGGAGGTAATGAACCGTGAAAGTAAAGATAGTTAGTGGTTGGTCTAACCCTGGCGGCAGTACCGCTCACCACATAAGTCTAACTAATTTGTTAAATGATAATGGTTACGACTGTACCTTTTATGGGCCTCATGATTGGCATAAGGATAAATGTAAGTCGGCTAATATACAAGAGTGTAGACTAGACTCCGAGGATATTTTAATCAGCCATTTCATACAGCCGCCCCCAGCAAATGTAAGGAAGCATGTCTTGAGTTGTCATGAGACAAATCTGTTTCCTTTAAAGAGTATTCCGCTCTCGCAATATGATTTGATTCATTTTGTAAGTAATTACCAAAGGGAATGGCAGGACGTAGATCATCCAAGTGTGGTTATACCAGGAGTGATTGACGAGATACTTTGGTCTAATCCTAGTAACAAAACTGCTGGAGTTATTGGAAGCATTGACGAGCACAAGCAGACTCATGTATCAGTACAACGAGCTTTCGAAGATGGTTTTGACAAGGTGCTTCTTTACGGGCAGATAAACGACATACTCTACTTTAATGAGATGATAGCACCTCTTCTCAATTCAGATAATGT